TCATGCTACTGCTGTCTATGGTGCCGTACATCTTCTGTTGTTCGAATCTTGCTATCTGTATCTTTGTCAGCTTCTTGTAGTCCAACGGCTGTATCTGTATCTTGAATCCTTTCGACGTTGTCGTCTCGTCCTCTATCTCTATCCTGCCCAACTGCTCAAGCAGTTCAGGTAGAATCAATGTGTGTGACTGTTCGTCGTTCGCTACCGGCACACGGAAACCGATGTCCATGTTCTCACCGTATGTGGCTATCCTGATTGCCAACAGCACCACGTCTGTGTCGTAGTTCACCATCTTCCATGGATCCTTTAGATTGGGCACACATGATTTGATCACATCCACGGTGGCCTGGCCATTGATCATGGCGTCCGGTGTCTTGAATGCCAGCTCGTCCTTGGCTGTCATTGGCAATACCGGTATCTCACCCGTCTCTGTGGGTGTGTACACTTCCTTGGTGTAGTACTTGCCCTTGCTCGGCAACCTGATGTAGATGGCCGGCTGACGGTAGTACTTCTCTAATGGGTTCATGTTTTCAGTCATTTTTTATTCTATAAATATACACTAGTTGCGTATACATGTCAATATTTATATGCGTATAAAAAGGTGAGAATTAAAACCATATGGACAGAGAATTAGAACAGTTACTGAAAGACGTCATGTTTGAGCTCAAGGACATGACACGTGTCCTCAAGGGGACCAACAAGAAACTGATCGAAGATACCAAGACCAAGGATCAGGAGAGAAAGGCCAAGAAGCTACTGATCAAGACCATGGGCGATTTCCGTAAATCCCAGAACAAGGGAAAGGACCTGATGGAGGATCTAAACACCGAGTACGAGGACATGATCCCTACCATCGATAAACTAGAGAAAAAATTCAATGCACTGCCCGGACCACTGGGCATGGCAGGCAAGGCATTCACGTTCGTCAAGGATGTCGCGTTTGGACTGGGCAAGGCCTTGGCCAAGACCGCACTGGCATTCTCGGACACAACAAAAACTTTCAATGGTGTGGAGGATGTGATAGAGGAAGGATTTGGTCAAATTCCCAAAATAGGACCTGTGATGCGAGGGTTCGGTAAGGAGATAGATTCCAACGTCGAAGCATTCAAACAACTGGCGAAATCAGGAGCATCCTTTGGATCATCAATAGTGATGTTGCGTGAGGCACAGAACAGGGCCGGTATGCCATTGACAAAATTCACAGACCTCATCGGTACAAATTCACAGATGCTGGCCAAACTTTTTGGCACGGTGGACCAGGGTGTACCACAGATAGCCGGACTGACTAGATCACTCAGGGACATAACTGAACGGGATTTCGCCAAGTTTGGACTGACACTGGACGACACGTCCGGTTTCTTGACCACGTTCCTGGAACTGGAAAGGGCCAGGGGTAACACCACAAGGATGAGCCAGGCACAACTGTTGCAGGGCACTGCCAAGTACACCAAGAATCTCATAACCCTGAGCAAACTGACAGGTGAGAGTGTTGACACTTTAAATGAACAGAACATGGCCATGGCGGCAGACGGTGTTTTCCAATCACAGTTGGCAGGGATGAATGCTGATGATGCCAAGACGCTATCTTTGGGTTTGCAAGGGTTGCCTGGACCACTGGCACAACTGGGGAAAGAATTCATAGGACTGGGTTCTCCTATCAGTGAAACAAGTAAGGAACTGGAGGCCATATCGGGTGGCAGGTTCGGAGATGCATTTAAGAAATTCCAAAATGATGGTGATCTCGTAGCATTCCAAAACTCAATCAAGACCATATCAGCTGATGTGATGCAGAACAGCAAGGCATTCGGTCAGGCATCACTGGCGGGTGGTGGATTTGCCGAGGCGTTGAATGCTATGGCTATAGCGTCAGGTAAAGCGGTAGACCCATCAGAAATCAACAAGACACAGATGCAGGCGACAGGTGACAACATCAAGAACTTGGTGAACCTTAACAGTCAGGTGGACCTTGTGAAGTCAGGGTTTGAAGATCTCAGATTCAAGGCATTGACACCATTGATATACTCAGGCGGCAAGGCCGCGGAAGCGACCGAGGCATTGAACAGATCCATACGGAAGTTTGCCACAGAAGGCATGTCCGGCATCAAGAAAATGGTCGGGACGGTCAGTAACACGTTGACAGGAGGATCTGCACAGAGTACAGACAATCGTGAAAGAATGAAAAATCTTACAAAGGGATTGAATGCTGACGGATCAGTGATAAAAAATTACAAGAGTGGCACAGACGGGTTCGAACAGTTCGGTTCAGGAACCGTTGCCAGACTGCACGGATCAGAAGCAGTTGTACCAGAGAAAAGTTCATTGGGACAGATGGTGAAAGAGATGATGGCGTTTGGAACACCTGTAACCAACAAAGCAAAAGAACAGATGTCTTCCACAACAAACAACAGCACCAGCATCAACAACAATTCCGTCAACAACAACACAATGGACATATCCCAGCTGGTGAAAACTAGCCAGGAATCATTGGAATTAAACAAAAAGGTGGCACAACACTTAAATACGCTTGTAACGATAGGTGCTATGACAGAAAAGAATACCAAATCAACCAATAATTCGCTTGTGAACTTGAGTGGAAGTCTAGTATAATATAAACATGGCTTGGAAAAAATATTTTAAAGACGCAAACATGTCTCCCATATCAGGAGAGAAGGTACCCAACTTCGCGAAGAGGAATTACAGTTCTTACTTGCCGGATGTGTACACAGGACACCCCAACAGGATACAGAGATACTTCCAGTATGACCAAATGGATTCAGACTCGGAGATCAATGCGGCACTGGACATACTGGCAGAATTCTCGACACAGACCAACACGGAGAACGAGACACCGTTTGATCTTGTGTTCAAGGACGAGACCACAGAACATGAAGTCAAACTTCTCAAGAAAGCATTACAGCAGTGGACCAACACCAACCAATTCCAGAAGAGGATTTTCAGAATATTCAGAAATGCATTGAAATACGGAGACTGTTTCTTTGTAAGGGATCCAGAGACCATGAAATGGTTGTACATCGACAACGCCAAAGTTGATAGGATAGTTGTAAACGAATCGGAGGGAAAGAAACCCGAGCAGTATGTGATCAGAGACATCAATCCCAACCTACAGAGACTTTCAGCGACACAAATAACACCAAATCAGACCTACGGTGGTGCAGGAACTGGCGGAGGAGGAGCAGGTGGTGGTTATGGACAAGCCAACATGAACCAAGGCGCAGGTGCAAACATGGGTACCGGCGGTGGTGCCGGTGGAAGATTCTACAAGACCATGAACGCATACAACATCAATGCAGAACATGTTATACACATGAGTATGTCAGATGGACTAGACAACCTATTCCCATTCGGACAGTCAGTGCTAGAACAGGTGTTCAAAGTTTACAAACAGAAAGAATTACTAGAGGACGCAATCATAATCTACAGGGTTCAGAGAGCACCTGAGAGAAGAGTGTTCTACATCGACGTAGGTAACATGCCAACACACTTGGCCATGCAGTTCGTTGAGAGAGTCAAGAACGAGATCAACCAAAGAAGAATTCCAAGTGCATCGGGTGGGGCAAACTACATAGATGCAACATACAATCCAATGTCGATCAACGAAGATTACTTCTTCCCACAGACAGCAGAGGGCAGAGGATCTAAGGTAGATACGCTACCGGGTGGTACTAACCTGGGTGAGATTGATGATCTAAGATTCTTCACAAACAAACTGTTCAGAGGATTGAGAATTCCAAGTTCCTATCTACCAACAGGTGCAGAAGACGGCGGACAATCGTACAATGACGGTAGAGTTGGAACAGCCTACATACAGGAATTGAGATTCAACAAGTATTGTGCTAGATTACAGTCAATGCTGGCAACAACATTTGATGATGAGTTTAAACTATGGATCAAAGGCAAGGGTTACAACATCGACAACAGCATGTTTGGACTTAAATTGAATCCACCACAGAACTTTGCACAGTATAGACAGACAGAAATGGATCAAAGCAGGGTTGGAACATTCACACAGGTGGCAGAACTGCCTTACATGAGTAAAAGATTCGCACTGAAAAGATACCTTGGACTTACTGAAGAGGAGATGGCAAGGAATGCTGAACTATGGGCAGAAGAAAACAACGTGCCACAGAAGAAACAGACTAAAAATAACGAACTGAGACAGGGTGGAGTCACGCAGTCAGGCATATCAAGTGACCTAGACCAGTTTGAGGAACCAACAGCAGACGCAGAAGCACCAGAACCGGGAGCAGTACAACCAGGCCAGCCAGGACAGACACCAGGCGGAACCGGTGGAACAGGTGGAGGTGGCCAAGTATAATTGGTTAAATAGCAATAATGAAACTTAACGAATTTTTTACACACACAGCAGACGGTTTTGAACAGGATAAAACCTACGAACCGGAGAACGATATATCTGTATTAGATGATAACGACACAAGAAAGACGAGATTATCACTGAAACAGATCAATTCAATGAGACTTGCATCAGAGGCACACGATGCACAGCAAAAGGAAGAAGCAGTATTCACACAGAAGATGTATGGACAACCTGCTCCAACAGACGATCTAGCATTATAGCATGGCGGAAGTAGCTTTCGTATTAGGCAATGGCGAATCTCGAAAGGGAATCCGTGTGGATGATCTAAAGAAACACGGTAAGGTATACGCCTGTAACGCCATATTTAGGACAGAAACCCCCGACTATCTGATAGCAGTCGATCCAAAGATGGTTTTCGAGATAGCAGAAACAGAATATATTAAAAATCACCAAGTCTGGTCTAATTTTAATGCACGATATAACAACGATCCAAAGATATTAAATCATATACAATGGTTCAAACCTAGTTTAGGATGGTCTAGTGGACCAACTGCATTGAGGATGGCATGCGATCACGGGTTCAAAGAAATATACATATTAGGTTTTGACTACACAGGGTTAACTACACCCGAGAAGAAGAACAGATTCAAGGTCAACAACCTTTTCAAGGGCACACGAAACTACAAACAAGTTAATGAAGAGGCCACGTTCTATGGCAATTGGATGAATCAGACTAAGAAGTGCCTGCAGGACTATCCGGAAGTGCAATTCCATAGGGTAATACCCACAGGATGGTTCCAACCCAAGGATCTGGCGTGGAAGGGTAAGATAGAACACCCAAGCACAGAAGAATTCCTCGAAAAGTTTAATCTTACACGTTAAATCCGCAATATATCTGGTAAATATCCGTACAGACTGGTATGTATAAAGGTCCAGTGGATCTCCAAAAAATGTTCACTGCACTGTATAAAGGTATCAAAGTAGCAATTATGCTATAACAGTCATAACCCATATAAAGGAGAAAAAATATGGCAACTCGAAAACTCTTAGGTAAAGTAATTGCCCAAGCTAGAGCTTCACACACAGGTAGAGACGGAGATTTATTCTTTGATGATTCAAGCAATCAGTTCTTTATCTCAGATGGAACTACAGCTGGCGGTGTTCCTTTAGCTTTGAACCATAAAATAAATATCGTGGCGACTACGGCGTCAACACTAGCACCTACAGTAGCTCAGTCAGGTAGTATCTTTACTATCAATGCGGCGGCAGGTTGTGTTGTAACTTTACCAGCGGCGACAGCAGGTTTGAACTACGGTTTCCACTTAGGAACAACTGTAACATCAAACACATTCACAGTAAACGCGGCAACTTCATCAGACACATTACAAGGAGCAGTAGTGTGTGTTGACAAAGACAGTCTAGGCGGTGTTGTGGCTACAAACGCAGGCGCTACATTAGGTATTGACGTACCGATAGCGGCTGACCACCAACTTGTACAGGACGGTAACACAAAAGGTAGATTCTTGGGAACAAAAATCGACTACGTTTGTATTACTGCGGCAATCTGGCACATAAGTGGTGTAAGTTTCCACGACGGTACTCTTGCAACTATGTTTACATAGACCACCCCGGATGGTATACGAGAGTATATCAGGATTGGTTCGTATCAATTTTCCAAAAGCGGTGTCTGTTTTTTCAGGCATCGCTTTTGGTGTTTATAAATATTCACATGGCAAACTGGAATTGGAAAGACATCAGGTACATTGACCCGGACACAGAAGTAACATGTTCTGGAGGACTAGATGGTAAACCGGAACACAATCCAACTCACATGGTGATGGGCATCAATGATGTCGTGCTGGTCTGCACCCTATGTGACACAATCTACAGCAACGAAGAAAGAATGAACGGTGTGGGTGTTCAATCCCAGCTGGCAGAAGCGGAAAGAAGAAAAGAAATTAACAATAACAAGTCCTTATTGAAGATAGATCCTAGTCAAAGGATCAATAAGAAATAACGAATAGTCAGATGGCAATACACAAAATCAATTTGAAAGAGATGAACTTGGTGTCTAATGCCAACACAGAGGGCACTTGGGGGAATGCATTCATATGTTATGGTCCAGGACCAAAAGGCATAGAACACGAGGGGATAAAATACACCTATGGTTCACAGGACAAGATATTGTTCTGCAACGTGTGTGGACAGTCTTGGGGATGGCAGGAAAGGTTATCTGCTGATCTTAATAAAATAGATCAAATAAATGATAGTAAACGCGGACTCTTCAATAATATTAAAAAACAAATAGACAAATAACAAAAAACGCCATATTAAACCACCTTTCAGCACCGTTTTCTCACCTTTACAGTAAATACAAACACTTATAAGTACAAATCTTACGTTAACCTAGGAGCACGTGTAAAATGTCAAACAACAAATTTGAAAGTTTATTAGAATTACTGATAAACGAAGAAAATGATAAAGCAGAAGCTTTATTCCATGAAATCGTAGTAGAAAAATCAAGAGATATCTACGAGAACCTAGCAGATGAGTCTACAGAAGACAAAGTAGAAGAAACTGCAGAAGAATCAAAAGAAGACGCTAAAGTTGATGAAACTACTGAAGAATCAAAAGATGAAGCAGTAAAAGAAACATCAGATGAAGCTAAATCAGACGAACAGGTTGATGAAGTAGTAGAAATCGAAGACGAAGCTACAGAATCAGAGACTACTGAAGAAGAAACTATCGAAGAAGTTGGCGGAGACGCTACTGACGATCTAGTTAAAGACATCTCAGCAGACCAAGAAGGCGAACATGATGCAATGGACAAACCAGATATGGATATGGACATGGACATGGACAAAGACCCTGAAGGCGATGCAGAAGGCGATGTCGAAGACAGAGTAGTTGATTTAGAAGATGCTTTAGACGAACTAAAAGCAGAATTTGAAGCAATGATGGGCAACAAAGATGGCGAAGAAGACAAAGAAGAAGAGTCTTTGGAAATGCCAGCTGTTGAAACTCAACCAGAAATGTCATATGAAGGTAAGAAAGACATGATGGCAGGCAAGAAAATGGATAAGAAAGACATGAAAGAGTACAAAAATCCAGTGACTGCTAACCATTCAGACGCATCAGACAAATCTGCAAAATCACCAGTAGCGGCAAAAGGCGGAGCCAAATCAGGAGCAAGCGGATCTAACTTAAACCAAGGTCAAGCAGACAGCGGTAGTGCAGGCGCATCGACTTCCATTAATGGATCGTCAACACCTCAGAAAATGGCTGGAGATTTTGAAAACACAGGTGGAAAAGCTAAATCTACTTCTTTCAAGAAGACAGTTAAACCAGCAGTTACAAAAGCGTAATTGAAGATTTAACAGAAAAAAGGAGATCATCGGATGTCATCACTATATCTAAGAGAGAATCTAACTTTTAACGAAGCCAGATTACAGATCTTACACGAGAACGAAGGTAAGGATTTGTACATGAAAGGTATCTGTATTCAAGGTGGGATTAAGAATGCTAATCAGAGAACGTATCCAGTGCAGGAAATTGCGAAAGCAACCAAAACACTGAACGATCAGATTAGTTCAGGATACTCTGTGTTAGGTGAAGTGGATCACCCAGATGATTTAAAGATTAATTTGGACCGTGTGTCACACATGATCACAGAAATGTGGATGGACGGACCAAATGGATACGGTAAGATGAAAATCCTACCAACACCAATGGGCCAACTTGTCAAAACTATGTTGGAATCAGGTGTGAAACTAGGCGTATCAAGTAGAGGATCTGGAAACATGTCCGAGTACGGAAACGGCGAAGTTTCAGACTTCGAGATCAT